TATAAAATGAGTAGAATAATCACCAAAAATAGAGACCCACGACTAAATGAATTCGGTCCTGACGACTTAGTATTAAATACTAGTACGGGTGATTTATTCTTAAAATCCAATAACCAACTTTTTAAAATATTAGGAAGAAACCAATTCGACCAAACAACCACAGACGCATTATTAAGATTAATTGACGAGTCAGCAGAAACAGAAGACATAGAAGGACAAATAGCTTCTTTTAAAGGTTTTAAAATAGCTCGAGATGGTTTTTACAGCCTCGAAACATCAAGTCCCACAACAGGATCAGGTGTGTCATTACATGGTGCTATTCCTTTTGATTATGGTCAACCACTCCCAAATTCCCCTTACATTAAAACTAATGGTGGATTTGATATCTTAATGGATAATGCAAATACAAATACTAATTCATCATTTAGGGTTTTTAAAAATACTGGTGTTGTAGGTGTTTCTCCTGGAGTTGAATTATTAAATTTAGATGACAATGGAAATTTAACAGTCGCAGGAACTATAAGCGGAAGTAGTGTATTAAACACTGAAATTGATGGTGGGTCTTTCTAATTTCTATATATGTATATAAGAATAACAAATAATAATTAAATAATAAAAGTTATGGCGCTTAAACAAGCACAAAAATTCACAGAAGAAGAGCTAACAACTCTAAAAGCAATTCAATCTAAATCGCAAGCTGCAACCCTTAAATGTGGTCAATTGTATCTAAGTAAACTAAGATTAGAAGAACAAGAAAAATTTCTTCAAAATCAACTTAAAGAACTAGAACAAGAAGAAGCAACTGTCGCTAAACAACTTTCCGACAAATACGGAAAAGGAAGCATCGACATCGAAACAGGTGAATTTACACCAACAGAATAGCATTTTTTACCCCATTTTAATTTAGGTTTACGATATTCTTTTATATTTATATCAGAATAATCGATGACAATATCATAGAATCATTAAATAAATCAATTTAAGATGGCAGAACAAATAATTTCACCAGGTGTTTTTACAAGAGAAAACGACCAGTCATTTCTCCCTCAAGGAGTTGGCGCAATAGGCGCAGCAATCGTTGGACCAACAGTAAAAGGACCAGCATTTGTACCAACAGTAGTAAAAAGTTTTGCGGAATACGAAAGAATGTTTGGAGGTTTAAGCTCTGAAACTTTCGTTCCCCAAACAGTTAGAGAATATCTTCGTAATGCAGGATCAGTTACCGTAACAAGAGTGTTAGGTGGTGGTGGTTACACATTTACTACTGGTACCAATGAATTTATTGCTTTAATTGCAACAGGTTCAACAGTAACAGACAAAGTAGTATTAGGTGTAATTTTCCCATCAAAAGACACAGATGCTAATCCTGACTTAAAAGACTCAACATTATCAACCGCAGCTAAACTAGATGGAACATTTACTTTAACATTAAGTGGTTCAACAAACACAGCCAAAGCAATCACTGCAGCTTCAATAAATCCTTCAAACAACGCCTACATATTTAAAACATTAGGTAATTCACCAGACAACAGTAAGTCAGGTGTAGTAGCTTATGATGGTACACAAGGATACACATATATAAATTTCAAACAGTTAACTAAAGACGCAGTAGCTACAGATGTTTTGTCAGGATATGGTACTATAAATTCAGGATCTGAACTTCAATTAGTGTCCGGATCTTCTTTAACATTTAATGGTTTAGGACAAGCAGAAGGATACTCATATGCTTCTACACCATCCATTCAATCAGGAAAAACAAACGGATCTAAATCATTATTTAAATTCCACACATTAGCACATGGTACTTCAACTAACAAAGAATATAAAATTTCTATTAGTGGTTTAAGAGAGCCAGCTGACATTGACGGACAAGAACAATATTCAACATTTAACGTACTTATTAGAAAATATAATGATACAGACAAGTCACCAAATATTCTAGAACAATACAACAATGTTAATCTAGATCCAGACTCACCACAATACATTGCAAGAGTAATTGGAGACAGATACCCACAATACAATGACACTTTAGGTAAAGTAGAATTACTTGGTAATTATTCAAACATTTCAAATTATGTTAGAGTAGAAGTTGACACAGCAGTTGACGCTAAATCAACATCACCAAAATTATCACCTAAAGGATTCGCAGCAGTTATCAACCCAATTGCAACTGCTTCATTATCCGTAAATGCTACCTTCCCTTCTGCCTCAGTAGAATCAGTTCAACAAACAGGAACTTCAGGTACGTACAATTCAAAAGGGTACTTAGGATGGAAATTTGAAGAAAAAGCATTCGACAATGAAAACTTTATTAAACCACTCCCGTCAACTGAAGAATCCAACGTAGCAGGAGCATTTAATGTTGAAGACTATTCAGGACACCCAAGTTCTTCATTATGGTCAGGTTCATTAAGTGCATCAATTAATTCAACAGGAGCAACTGGTCCTACATCAAACCAACTTAAATTCACAGTTCCATTCCAAGGTGGTACAGACGGTGTTGCACCATACACAGTGAAATTTACAGGAGCTGAAAGCACATTAGCTAGTACTTATACAGTAGGTACTAACTTATATGGTTTTGATTTAAGCGCAACTAACAAAGCAGGATACAAAGGATACAAGAAAGCAATCGATACTCTTTCAAATCAAGACGAGTACGATATTAATATGTTAGCATTACCAGGTGTTATTCATTCAAAACACTCATTAGTAACAAACGCAGCTATTGACATGGTTGAAGCAAGAGGAGATGCATTCTATGTAATGGACACTTCAATTGCAACAAGCACAGTAAACCAAGCTGTAAGCGACGTAAGTGATTTAGACACTAACTACGCTGCAACTTACTACCCATGGGTTAAAGTACTTGATACTGCACAAAACAAACCAGTATTAGTTCCACCATCAGTAATAGTTCCAGGAGCAATTGCAGCTTCAGACCGAATTGCAGCTGAATGGTTTGCACCAGCAGGTTTAAATAGAGGTGTATTAGGAAATGTAATTGAAGCTAAAATTAGATTAAATCAAGCTGAAAGAGACACATTATACAATGACAAAATCAACCCAATAGCAACATTCCCACAAACAGGAGTTTGTATTTGGGGTCAGAAAACACTTCAAACAAGATCATCAGCATTAGATAGAATTAATGTTCGTAGATTGTTGATTGCACTTAAGAAATTTATTGCAAGTTCTTCAAGATACCTAGTATTTGAACAAAACACAAATGCAACGCGTAATAGATTCTTAAACATAGTTAACCCATACTTAGAGGGTGTACAACAAAAACAAGGATTATTCTCATTCAGAGTACAAATGGATGAAAATAACAACACAGCAGATGTTGTAGATAGAAACCAATTAGTAGGTGCTATTTATTTACAACCAACTAAAACAGCTGAATTTATAGTTCTTGATTTCAATGTATTGCCTACTGGAGCAACTTTCGAATAAGAATTTAAAAACCGTATATTTATAACTGAATAAAAAATAACAAACGATGGCAATATTAGACACAAACGAAATCATGTTCACAGCATTTGAACCTAAACTACAGAATAGGTTTATAATGTACATTGATGGAATCCCAGCATACTTAATTAAAAAGGTATCTCGCCCAAGCATTTCATTTGGTGAAGTAACTCTTGATCACATTAACGTGAAAAGAAAAATCAAAGGAAAAGCAAATTGGGAAAACATTAGTTGTGATTTGTATGATCCAGTAACACCATCCGGAGCTCAAGCAGTAATGGAATGGGTTCGTTTGTCACACGAGTCAGTTACAGGTAGAGATGGTTATTCTGATTTCTATAAAAAAGACATTAGAATTAACGCATTAGGTCCTGTAGGTGATGTAGTTGAAGAATGGATTTTAAAAGGAGCATATTGTCAAGCAGCTAACTTTGGTGACATGGATTGGTCATCAGACGCACCAGCAAACATCAATTTAACAATAGTAATGGATTACGCCATCCTAAATTACTAAAATATACTTCTCTCCCGAAGTTGCGAGGCTGGACGTCATTTTATGACGTCCTTTCTTTTTCCTATATATGTATATCTGAACTAGTTTTAATAAATAAGTTATGGAACAACAACAATTCCCAACCGAAATGGTTACCCTTCCTTCTAAAGGTCTACTATACCCAGAAGGAAATCCTCTAAAAAAAGGGGAAATCGAAATGAAATATATGACTGCCCGAGAAGAAGACATTCTCACAAACCAAAACTTTATTCAAAAT